CATGATTCTCGCAATAGTCAACAAGACGAACTTCCTTACCAACTATCTGAGCCACCCAGAGAGAAGTAGAATCACTAATACCCAAATCCCACGCAACAACAGTCCTCGCCAAGACTTCCGTAGGTATTTTAGTAATTCTGTTTTGCTCTTCTGCATCATTTAGTAGCGCCCCATAGTATGAGCCTTCAACTGGTGCGTCAAACGAGCATTCAAACTCTTGCCTGTACTTATCTTCGCCCATCTCTGCTTTTGCACTTGCAAGCTCTTCAGGGTCAAGGATACCAGTTTCGCTGGCTTTGAACTCTAGGTACTTCCAACCATTCGTGCACTGCGCTCTGTCAGCGAATTCCTTGAAGTGGTTGTTACCCTTTGGAGTTCCAATAAATAAACACCAGCCTTTTCTATCAGCCAATGCAGGTCTAATAATCTCATTCCAAATCTTTGGGTTCTGATCACCAATCTCATCTAGAATGACTCCATCAAAATACTGTCCACGCAATGCGTCAGCATTTTCAGATCCATACAGGCTTATGCGTTTGTCATCAAAGAAGTCAACACGCAACTCAGAAGAGTTCGGTTTAGCTCCAAGTGGTCTCGTGTACTCTTGCAAGTAATCCCACGCAACACGCTTTGCCTGTGAGTATGTAGGTGCGATGTACGCAAACCTAGCATTCTTTTTCTTACACTGGACTGCAGCCTTAATCAATTCATTGATGGCTGATACAGTCTTCCCCATACGTCTATGCGCAACACAAACAACAAAACGATAGTTCTCTATCGCATGGTGTATCTGTTTCTGTGGCTTACGAGGCGTGTAAGGTATCTCAGTTACTACTTCCAGAGCTTCCATTTTCCGCCCATTTAATAATGTGAACTATTGGTGTGTTATCGTCACCTGTATGCTCAATTGACTGAAGATCTGGGATAGATTTCTTCAGTAGTAGCTCAATAGCCTTAATGCGACTGCTAGATAATTCAATCTCGCCCATCGCATGGCTTTCCAATAATCCAATTAAAACTGATGCTTGTATCTTAGCTCTTACTTCGTCTTGATGTTTATTTCTTAGTCTCGCTGCCATAATATTGTGACTCCTATCGGTTGGTCACTCCTGTTAAAGTTACATTCCTCTTGAGTATTTATACGATGCTGCAGGTATATCTACCTTCTTACCTACTTTTTTATCAGCAATAGCTGCACGAACTCCAGCCATGTTTTCCTGATAATCCTTCCATGCGTCTTGCTTTTGTTGTGGTGTTTCTGCGTACAAGTAATCAATCAACTGATAAGCCTTAGCCATCTTATCAGCAGACTCTAAGTCAGCACTAGGCAAAGCTCCAAACTGATAGCCGCCACCATAATTGATTGCCGTGTCTAGTGGAGACCTGTTTAAACGAACAAGTCCCAAATCGGGACTATCTTTTGCCAGTTGCTGCTTCAATTGTTCTGGGTAGTTGCTATGACTGCTATACTGGAACGGATGAGCAATCATGAATCCACCAGCAGATAAAAGACCAGAGCCAATGGCTTTAGCCTTATCCAGTGCAGACATCTGCTCAAACATATTTTTATCTAGTAATCCAGCCATAATCTACCAATGATGAATCGCATTAACTATCAACACAATGTTAGCCAGTACAGCTAACGCTATAACAAACCAATGATCAGCCATAAAACTACCACTTAATTTTATTGCTCCAGAATGCTGCACTCATCTTGCCCTTAGCAATGTTCTTAGAGTGGCGAGCCTTAAATGCTTCGTTGCGCTTGCTACCTTCTGGAGAACCTTTAACGCCTTGTTGACCAAAGCGAATAGTCTTTACTTGATCTCCTGCCTTAGCGACAACAACATGAGACTTAGTTGGATGGCTTGGTGTAGCCTTTGGCTTATTATAGCCAGAGACTCCAGCACGAGTTAGTCTAGAGTCCTTCTTCATTTTTTCTTCGCTGTCTTTGCTGCTTGCTTGAATGCTTTTGCAGTCGGAGCGCCTTTGCTTCCAACCTTACGCATCTTTTCACCAGAGCCTTTAGCAATGCGTTTACGTTTAGCGTGAATATTTGCGTACAGACCTTTAGACATTATTTCTTGCCCTTGCCGTATTTAGCCATAGCTTCATTAATCATCTTGTCTGTAGTCTCTGCTGGCTTCACTGGTTTAACCTTGTGATACTTACCACCAGACCACAGTTTGTCCATCTTCTCAGCAATCTTGTTGAAGTCACGCATTATTTCTTACCCTTCTTAGCAACTCCAGCTTCTGATAAACCGATTGCAATTGCCTGTTTACGAGAAGTTACCTTCTTGCCTGAAGAGCTTTTCAATTTCTTGTCTTTGTATTCACCCATTACTTTAGCCATCTTGTCGGCTACTTTACCAGCGTTGCGCATCATGATTTAGTCCTCCATCTCGGTTTCGTATTCGCCTTCTGACTCAGGCACTTCGTAATCTTTTTCTTCCCATACAGAACATACACGGCTGTTATGGCATATAAAGTCTAGCTTATGGCAGTAGCCACGTTGAGCTTGTCCATCGTATAAGTCGTATTTGTTTAGTGGGATTGCCTCCATCGCTTCTAGCATTGATGGAGTATTTTCGTAGTATTCACAATTGCCACAGCGTCTACGCTTGGCTTCTGCTGGAGTGATGCGCCACATCTTAGCCATCTTATTCCAGTATTCAGTATTTGGGAGTGAAGGATTTGTCGCACCAAGATCAAAGTTCTTGATGGCGTTTTCTGTGTTTGCTAGGA